CGTGTGCTCTTCCGATCTACCAAGCGTCACATCAAGCTAGCGTCGGAGCAGGATGCCTACGCACAGCACCGGGCCGCGGAGCTCCACGCGCTGGTGCCTCAGCTGCGCCGAGACCTGATGAAGGAGGCGGCGGTCATCACCGACCCGACGGCGGTCGACACCGTCCTGTCTCTGGGTTTCATCAACCCGGAGAACATCATGACCTTCGTGAGCTACCTCCCCTCCATCGACGACACGCAGTCGAAGCTGTGCGACCTGCTTCTCGCTAGTCGGGTGGGGGTCAGCGATGTCTCCTCCTCGGCTTTGGAGCGGGCGGTACGCTCCATCGAGGAGGTCATCGAGGGGCTCAAGGTCCTGGCCTTTCAGGATGGCTGAGATGACCCCTTGACCCGGTGGCCGAAGTCGGCCACTTTCTGGACATGATTCGGCACTCCCCCGCCGAGGTCTACGCGCAGTACCTGATAGTCCATCCTGATGGTTACGGCGACGACACCATCGTGGCGATGCTGCAGCTGAAGCAGCTCGACTTCATCAGTCCCTCCTACATCAACCGGTTGCGGCGGGAGATACACCCTCCAACGCCCTTCCGTCCGTTCGACAACAGCCACCGGCCGTCACTGCACTTCCTCACGGCGCACCGACTCTACTACCTGTTCCACCCCGATGAGGCGATGGAGCAGGCCCTGGTCATCCTCGATGACCCCAAGGCCAAGGAAGTGATGGAGTCGATGCTCATCACCGAGGACCCGCCGGGGCTGGTGGCCCATCGGATGCGCGGGGCAGGGCGTCTCTGCAGCACGAAGACCGTTGAGCGCTACCGCTGCTTCTTCTTCAACACGGACCTGGTGGATGAGACGGAGATGCGGGCGCTGATGCGCCTGCGCACCGACTTCGTAGACCCGAACTCGGATGAGTACGAGGACCAGGTGCGGGCAGCTCTGAAGAAGGTGGGGTTCCGGGACTCTCGGCGCATGGTGGCTGAGCATCCGGTGCGTCCACTAGCCAGCCTGCTCAATCAGATGCGGATGGGGAACCTGCCCAGTAACCTGGAGCTCTCCAGGTTGGCCGCTTCGGTGCGGGCGATGTGTTTGATGCAGGCTCATGCTGCAGCCATCACCAGCGGCCCTCGTGGCGCCGCCGATGCACGAGACTTCGTCTTGGCTGCCAGCAGCGTAACTGAGATGCTGAGCAACATGGGCACCCCGGACCAAGACCTGCAGCGTGAACTGCAGAAGCTGGCGCTGGGGACGGACAGTACCTCTCCCCCGTACATCGGGGAGTTGTCTGATGGTGAGCACACCGTAGACGTGCAGCCCCTAGCTAGAGTGGAGGCACAAGATGTCGAGTGAGCGGCAGGTAACCCTGGGTGAGATACCTCCTGAGCAGGCCACGAGCCTGCTGCACCAGGAGGTACAGAGGGAGCACAACGTGGCAGAGGTGGAGAACGCCGTACCCAAGTTCGAGGAGAAGGTGTACCGCTACTTCACGGCCAAGCACGGCGTGGTGGGGGCGGACCTGGTGGTCCAGTTCTTCCTTCCCAAGGAGGCGGAGGCGGCTGCGAAAAAAGGCGATGCCACTGCTCAGCGGAGATGGGAGTCCTTCTGGCTCGAGACGTTCCGGGACCAGCTGAGCCCGGTGGCACAGAGCTACTTTCACACGGACTATCCTCACATCGTGGCGAAGTACACGGAGGAGCTGGCAAGCTGGTGGTTCCGAGCTCGGGGCTTTGGGGAAACGATGGACCCGAAGGCGCTGGCCGAGGGCTTTGAACTTCGTCTACACGAGGCTGTGTTGCAGGCAGTGAACGGGGGTCGAAGCTGAAGTCGATGCGGAAGTGAGGGAAGGTGACATTGCTCACCACCCACCCACATTCCAGCAGGTACAGCTTGATGTACTCGACCACGTACTTCCGGAGCTCCTTCTGCACTTTCTCCTTCAGTCGAAAGGCCGCGTGGCCCCCCTGTTCATCGCTCCACACGGCGTAGTCTCCGTGCAGCTGGTCCCCAGCTCTGGCCAGGCTCTGACCCAGTCCTGCTACAGCCTCGTCGATGTCCGTAGTGCGCGGGGGTGGGAACATGGCCGCTGAGCCCATCTACAACGAGGAGGACTGGGACGATACCTGTGAGGACGACAGGGTATGGACCCCTCCTGATGAAACGCCGCTCGAAGAGCCAATAGTACAGCGTTCAACGGAGGCGGCCAACGTAGCCCGGTTGCCGGCCCTACGGCCCTCCCAGTTCACGCAGTACGCGTTCTGGATGCCTCGTCAGGAGAAGTACGTAGACATAGACGGGGAGGAGGCTGAGCGCACCGTAATAGACCGGTTCTCCTTCGAGGGCCGGCGGCACATGGTTCGCTGCTACGACACTCCGTCGAAGCGCCTGCTCCTGTTCTGCGCACGTCAGGTGGAGAAGTCGACCCTGCTGGGGAACATCGGGCTCTGCTACATGAGCCTCATCCCGCAGTTCAAGGTGCTGTACGTCAGCCCCTCGGCGACACAGACCAAGACCTTCAGCAACGACCGGGTCAAGGAGCCCCTCGAGACCAGCCCCGTCTTGAAGCGGTTCACGACCACGATGCTGTCGCAGAACATCTTCGAGAAGCAGTTCGTCAACTGGTCGAAGATTACCCTTCGGTACGCCTACCTCAACGCGGACCGTACCCGTGGTGTGCCAGCGAACATGCTGGAGATGGACGAGTTCCAGGACGTCTTGCACGACAACGTCCCTGTCATCGAGCAGTGCCTCAGCCACTCACCTAAGCACCTGAAGCGGCAGGTGTACGCGGGCACCCCCAAGAGCCTGGACAACCATCTCGAGTACTACCGCGCGAACATGAGCACGCAGGGGGAATGGGCCGTCCCCTGTGATGCCCACGGAGGAGAGACCGGTCGGTACTGGAACATCCTGGGAGAGAAGAACATCGGTAAGCGGGGGCTGGTGTGCGAGAAGTGCCACCGGCTCATCAACCCCATGCACCCCGAGGCGCAGTGGGTGTTCATGGTCAAGGAGGCAGCGTGGGAGAGCTATCGTATCCCACAGCTGATGGTGCCCTGGGTCGACTGGGAGCACGACATCCTCTACAACTACGAGCACTACGGTCGCGACAAGTTCTACAACGAGTGCCTGGGGCTCTCCTATGATTCCGGCCTGCGCCCACTGACGCTCGGGCAACTGAAGGCGGTGTGTAACTCAAGCCTCAGCATGAAGGAGAAGGAGCTAGAGACTTACCGGGACCTCAGCTACGCCCAACATATATATATGGGACTCGATTGGGGAACCGGTGAACATACATACACGGTTCTCTTCCTCGGCACGTACATCGACATGAAGTTCCGCATCTTCTTCGCCCACCGCTTCACAGGTGAGGAGGAAGACCCTGATGTGCAGATTGCTCGCATCATCGAGCTCGTGCGCTATTTCAACGTGCGCTTCATCGGCTCTGACTACGGTGGGGGCTTCGACCGTAACTACAAGTTGATGAAGGAGTTCGGTGCGCAACGGCTGCGCCGATTCCAGTATCTGGCCCGCAGCACCAAGGGCAAGATTGTCTGGGACAAGGGGCTGCAGAGGTACAAGGTGGCGCGTACGGAGGTGATGAGCGACATCTTCAACGCCGTCAAGCAGGGCAAGTGCGAGTTCCCCCGCCTCGAGGAGTTCTACCAGCCTTATGGGCAGGACATGCTCAACATCTTCAGCGAGATGAACGAGCAGCTACGGATGATTCAGTACAAGCACGGGCTGGACATGCCCGACGATAGCTTCCACGCTCTGCTGTACTGCTGGCTAGCATCGATGATGGACTACCCCCGTCCGGACATCATCCTACCCGATACCGAGGACGCGCACGGCCGCCGCAAGAAGGTGTGGCCGGGGCCGATAGACCAGGGGTGACTACCTCAGCTTCACTGGCTCGGTAGCCAGGGCCATCACGTCGTGGTGCACGCCCTGAAACTCGGAGGGGAAGCGGGCCATGGCTTTCCGCTTGCCCTCAGTGCGTAGGTAGTACGCGAAGATGCTTTCACGGAAGCGTACGCGTGACACCCGCAGCCTCCTGTACGCAGTCTTGGTGGTGGGGTCGGTGTCGGTGTGGTCCTCGGCGATGAGCAGCTGGTGGCAGAGGGAGAGGTAGGGCTCATACGGAGGCTCGAACCCTTGAGCGGCCACTGCTCCTAGGTAGAGGTCGCACATGCGAAAGAGCTGGTCCGCCCAGAAGTTCACCTTGGTGGCACCGTTGATGTGCCGGTTGAGGTCCTCCTCTGCCAGCGCCCGTAGGGAGAGGATGGCCTCCCTTGTGTGCTCCAGAGGAGCAGCCAGGCCTACCCCCAGCAGCTTCTCCAGCACATCAACGCGTCTCTGTGCAGAGCGGGCGGCGGCCCACGCCTG